TCGGCCAGACGCGGCAGGTTTTCCAGCGTCAATGTGCCTTCGGTCAGGAGCGAGGCGATCATCAGCGGCAAAGCGGCGTTCTTGGCGCCGGAAATCGGGATCGTCCCGTTGAGACGGTGTCCGCCGACGATGCGAATGCGATCCATCTAACCTCGCTTCCGGGCGCGGCTGCCGCCTTCGCCCCAAATTTCGGGCGGCCATGCCGCCTCAAATGCGCCCCGTCACAAGCCCGTCGTATTGTGGCGGACCAAGGGCCAGTTCAACTTTCGCGGCCTTCGCCCGACGTTTTGTCGGCCGGTGTGGCATTTTCACGCGCAACCGCCGCAGGCTCGGCCGCGGCGTCTTCGACCGGGCGGCTGGCCGCCTTGCGCCGGCGCAGATTGTCGCGCAATGCGCTGGCGAGCCTGCCATTGCGGCCAGAACCGCCCTTTGCGTCGCCGGCCTTGCTCATGCCCGGAAAAGCCCCTGCCCCGATCCGGCGCATGTTTAGGGGCGAAGGCGGCGGGCTGCAAGCTTGGGGGCGGGTTCAGGCGCCAACCGCGCTTGTCATGCCGGCGACGCTGTGGCACAAGCGCGCCGTCCGCGCCGGCCCCGCGCCGCGTCCGACCAAAAGCTGCGGTAGCTCAGTGGTAGAGCACTCCCTTGGTAAGGGAGAGGTCGAGAGTTCAATCCTCTCTCGCAGCACCAGAAAATCCAAACAGTTTCAAGGGTTACGGGGCCGAGCACTCCCCATTCCCCCACAGAACGAATACCGAAAATCCCCCAGTTTCCCCCAGACATTGGGGGAACGCTGGGGGAAAGATCGGCTCGCCCGTTCACGCCCCGTCCCGGTTGCACCGCTGTACCACTTGGCGAGTTCGCCCTTCCGCGATCCTCACGACCCGTGACAGGCTTCCTGAATTGAAAAGACCCCCGCCGGGTTCATCCATCGGCGAGGGTCTTCCAGAGGCGTCGTGTCCAGCAACAACCACCGGGTCCAGCCTACCAGCGCGCCGCGCCCCGGTCAATTCGTACCGGAGGCGTAACGATGCAATCAATTGCAATAGCCGAGACCAAGGCATCCTATCTCAACAGCCCGAAGGCGAAGGCCGCGTTCAAGGCGTATCTGAACAAGGGGTCCGCGACGGTCGCGCTGGACGACGATCTGCTGACCCTGCCGATCTGGCAGTGGACCAGCACGACCAAGACCGCCTCGCATGAAAGCGACACGGGCGCGGCCATCCTGCCGAAGTCTCCCGTGCCTGACGACGCGCTTGATCGTGTCTCCGGCTGGAAGACGATCCTGCGCCGCCTCGCGCCCGACAAGCGCGGGTATGCGTTCCGTCTCCTCCGGGACGTGGTCTTCCAGCATCACCATTCCACGAACGGGCGCTGGAATGACGCGCTCGGCCGGTTCGAACGATGGGGCGTCCGCCCGGCCTATGTCGGCTGGCCAGATCACGACGGCTGGCGGAACATCATGGGCGATGGTGAGGCCGTATCCGAGGCGCACTTCCGGCGCGTGAAGGCGGACCTGCGCAGGCGCGGGTTGATCGAAGACGAAGTGCATCTGTGGGATGGGCAGACGCATGTCTGGATCAAGCCGACGCCGCTGCTATCGCGCATCCTGTTCGAGCCCGGCATCTGGCCGACCGTGCAGGCGCAGTTCACGACGCCGAAGAAGAAGCCGCGCGGGCTGAGCGCACGTCATGCGGAGATCGACGCCGAACAGGCCGCGCTCTACAAGGACGCGATCACGATCAAGACCGGCGGACCAGTCCTGTCGAGCGACGAACGCTGGGCCATTTGGCATCGGCTGACCAAGCCCACGCCCATGTCGAAGCGACACAACAAGACGCCCTTCGCGCCGAAAGGCTCGTCCCGATACAAGCTCCTGTACGAGCGGCTGGGCCTGCAATGGGCATGAACGCCCGATCATTTTTAGTTTCTAAAAATGATCGCCCCCTACGCGGTTTCAGGGCCTCCGAAACGGGCCTCTGGAAGGCAAAAAAGCCCGGTTTTCCGGGGGAAATTTCTAAAAATGATCGAACCAAAATTAGATAATACTCTAGAGATAACATGAATGAACAAGATTGATGGAGATGGCAGCGCCTGCGGCGACTGCCGCCTCTTCCTTCTCTCTTTCTCTCTCTTCCGGGAAGGAGATTGAACAAGCAATGGGTCCGATCATTTTTAGAAAATGAAATTGATTGCAACTGAACAATCAAATCTGACCCGACGATCATGCCGAGTGGTTCGCTACGCAGACCACACTCGAAATCTCTTGCTGACATGACGTCGCGCATGTGCAGATTGATCAGCCGACATGATGTTCGGCTTTCGCAAGAAACCAGCTCCAGCGCCTGAGACGCGCGCGACGCTCGCCACCGACCTGAGCGCGCCGTCCGAAATGTTGCTCGACCTGTTCGGCGCGACGCCGTTGCAGTCGGGCGTCAGCATCACCCCCGAAAACGCCATGCGCGTGCCGGCCGTCAGGGCGGCTGTACAGGCGATTGCCGAAGCTATCGGCGGCCTCCCATGCTCGATCTTCGAAAGAGCTTCCAGCGGCTCCGTACAGCTCGCCAATGACCATCCTGCGCACGCCCTTGTGCATGACGCCGCGAACCCGTGGACGCCATCGAGCCGCCTGTTCGAACAGGTCACCCGCGACGCGCTCACCTTCGGCAACGGATACGCCTTCATCAACCGCCGGGACGGCGAGCCCGTCGAACTCATCCACGTGCGGCCGATCAACGTCCAGGTGCTCTACATCCTCGAAACCGGCGAACCCGAGTTCAGGATCACGAACGGCGACGACCAGCGCGTCGTCGGCTTCCGCGACATGCTCCACATCATGGCCCCGTCGATTGACGGCGTCGGCGGCGCGAGCCCCGTTCTCATGTGCGCCGAAAGCATCGGCGTGCTGGTCGCGATGCAGGGATACGCCGCGCGCCTGTTCGGCAAGGGCGGCCGTCCCGCCGGCATCCTGAAATTCCCGGGCAAGCTGGGCGCGGAGGTCGCCAAGCGCATCAAGGCAAGCTGGCAAAGCTCACAGTCTGGCCAGTCGAGCGGCGACACGGCGGTCATCGAAGAAGGCGGCGACTTCAAGCCGCTCGCGTTCAGCAGCGTGGACAACCAGTACATCGAACTCTGGCAGCACCACGTCAACGAAGTCGCGCGCATCTTTCGCGTCCCGCCGTCGCTGATTTACGAGCTGGGCAGGGCCACGTGGGGAAACGCGACCGAGATGGGCGCGTCCTTCCTGAAGTTCACGCTCGCTCATTGGCTGAAGGCTTGGGAAGCCGAAATCAACCTCAAGCTGATCAGCCCCGAAGACCGCGCCCGGTTCTACGCCGAGTTCGACACCGACGATCTGCTGCGCGCCGATCTGCCGGCGCGTGCGGCGGCCTATTCCACGCTGGTCAACGCTCGCATCCTGAACCCGAACGAAGTCCGCGAGCTGGAGAACCGCGCCCCGTATGCGGGCGGCGACGCTTTCATCAACGCCAACACGACCGTGGACGGCGGGTCCGACATCAAGCCCGGCAAGGACGCCGCGAGCAAGGGCGACGCCAATGCAGCGTGACACGCCCACGCATCGCCAGTTCTTCGGGGACGCGGAACGCGACTTCGCACTCACCCCCGAGCTGATCATCGAACTTGAGCGCGTCACGGGCGCGGGCATCGGCGGCTTGTGCAAGCGGCTGTTCGCGTCGGACTTCAAGCACGCCGACCTTCTGGAAGTCGTGCGCCTCGCCCTGATCGGCGGCGGCGAGACGCCCGAAGACGCGGCGGCCCTTGTCGCGGCCTACGCGACTACGCGCCCACTGGCCGAGACCTTCCCGCTCGCCGTCGCGATCCTCGAAACCCTTTGGTTCGGTCGCACTCAGACGGGGGCAGACGATGAATAACGGCCCGATGCAGCGCGCCGTGCGCTCGGTCTTCAACGCCGAGCCCGATGCACGTCTCACCGTCCGCGAAGTCGCGGCGCGCATCTATCCAGATCGCGAAACCATCGGCGTGACCGAGACGAACACGACCAACCGCATCCTTCGCCAACTCGCTCCCGTGCTGGGCCTGACCCGCGTCCGTGTCGGGCATGAAGGCGGCGCATGGAAGCACGTGTGGGGACTTGGAAAATGATTGTTCAGTTGCAATCAATTGCACGACGTGACGCCGTCGCCAGCGACGTGATGGAGTACGCGATCCGCTTCGCGACCGAAGGCGAGGAAGGCGTGTTCACGGGACACGCGGCGATCTTCGGCGAGCGCAACCGTCACAACGAGATCGTCCGGCGCGGCGCGTTCACGCGCACGCTCGCCGATCACATCGCCCGCAACGTCCGTCCCCCGATGCTGTGGGCGCACCGCGCGGACGAGATTGTCGGCGTGTGGACCGACATACGCGAAGACGACACGGGCCTCGCCGTCACCGGCAAGCTGATCACGGAAACCGCGCGCGGCAAGGAAGCGCACGCGCTGTTGAAGGCGGGAGCCCTGAACGGCCTGAGCATCGGCTTCCGCGCCAAGAACGCGACCCGCGACGCGAACGGCGTTCGCATCCTCTCCGAAATCGACTTGGTTGAGATCAGCCTTGTCGCTCTGCCGAGCGCGGGCGGCGCTCGGATCAAGCAAGTGCGCTCGGCATCCACCGACGCATTCACCCGCGCCGTCACGGGCGCAGTCGCATCGCTTCGCAGAAAGGACTGACCCATGACGAAGCACTTCAAAATCGAAACCCGGTCGGCCGAGCCGGTCGAAACGCGCGACGACGATCCGATGGCGGCGGC